AGAGGGACTTTGCTTGGCTGTCAATTTCGGTTTGGGTGTACCGCCTCATTTTTTCTCCGATTGTTTAGTCTGTTGTTCGGCCTTTGCGTATTTGTCGCAATTTGTTTTGATCTGTTGCACAAAATACTTATCGCAACCGGCTTTACAATAGGCGGCGCGTTTGTTGTTTTGGCACGATGAACAGTCTATGGTCATAGTTCTTTTCGCAACTTCAAATAGTTGAACCGGATTTCTTCATCATTTGCCCCCGTCAATTCGTCAAATAATTCGGGGATAGGCCAGGACATACTTTTGGTAGTCACACTCAGACGTTTTTCAAAGGCCAGCAGATTTGCGTACATCAATCGCAGCGCATTGCCTGTAGCATGGGCGGTTCCACATCGGGTCAATTCTTTGCTTGCTGCGATAAGGTCTTGTCTTGCTTTCATTTTATCCTCCTGTGATTTCCAATTCTTCCGGCCAATAGGCGTCTTGATAACCGTTGTCCATTTTGACGCTAATCATCCCTTCTACCGTCAGTCCGTCACCAGGTTTTATGACAGTTCCGATCTCGCCCACGTGTTGCGCCGGGTTACTATCATCAATACTGCAAACTACTTTTACGCGAACACCTTTTTGCATTTTGTTTTTCATCTTGCCCCCTAAATCCTGACAAATCCCATATTGCGAAGTTTATGCGCCAATTGTAAAAGCGTAGTAAACACTTTTGCTCCCGCAACAAATACATCGTCTGTCTTGTGATATATCCGCCGCAGTCGTTCACCAGTTGGACGGACATACACAGTGATTGCAAATGACTGAACCCCCAAACGTTCAAAAGTAAATTGTCGATTGTCACTGACAAACTTTATGTATTTGTAACCTCTCATCTTATCCTCCGATCAAAGTGCATACTCCACAACGGTCTTTACCTCATGTTTTGCCAACGGGCAAATCCACGTTTCCTGCAAGTAAGTCTCATTGCAGTCAGTGTATTTAACCCGCTTCACAAACACCCATCCAACATGCCGAGCGGTCCCGTCCTTGTGGTCGATGAACATTTTGCCGTCACATCGGCCATATTCTTTCACAGCCGCCCGATAGACTGCCGATGGTGTCTTGCAAATATCCCAATTTTCAATCTCAGAACATATACGGATTCTTTCAGTGTCTAAATTCCCTTTTTGATCTTCTCGTTCCTTCACTTCATAAACGTCAACTTGCACTTTCATCTTTACTACCTCCAAACTGATTAGCCCTAAACCTGGTCTTAAACTTCACAATTCCGCACCAGTCCCCCAGAAATGGTGCGGTAGTGGGAAGGTTAGGTCTTGGTCAAATCAGCCGCAACAAATCGGCCCAAAAACTTGCTGGAAAAAGCTCCGCTGCTTCCGCCGGTTAGGTACACATCAAATTCATCTTGCCCATCTTCTCCTACTCGGCCCGATACTCGGACGCCGACATTCCAACCGCGAATATGGCCCGCAATTCCCGATTCTTTTCCACCGCGCCTTGTGGCTGGTGTTTGCGCCTGTCCTTCAATACTTGCATAAAATCTTGCCATTTGGTTAGCCCTCACTTTCTGATTTTGGTTTTTGGTTCTATCAGCAAATGCACAAAAACATTTCGACTTTGCCCTGATTGACGTTAAGTTCAATCGGCGTATTGGCGTTTTGTGCGTCTTGATCGTATGTCAGTGTTTCGCCGTCGTATCTGTTGTCAAATCGGACAACACCCGCCGCAACTGCAATATCGGTATTTATTCCCGGCAAAGACGGAGTTTTCAAATCTACGTTGTTTGGTGTGAACATACCATACACATCTTGCGGACATAACCAAGTATATTCACCGTCTGCATAATCAGACAAAACCCGAAATAATCGCGCGTTTGTGTATCCTCCGCGCACATCGCAGCCGCCATGAATTTGCAGCAAAACATATCCGTTGTCGGCAATTCGGCAGTATGTGCCTTGAATAACTTGGGATAAATGGTCCGGGCCGTTGTAAGAATTGAACGTTCCTTGCACTTTGACGTTGTAACGATCTAAGTATTTTCCTGCCGATGCAGACACGCCACAAAATCTGTCATCGTCCCAATTATCGGCTTTAACATTTCGCCGATTAAACCCTTGACAGATTTCGTCAAGTTCTAACTGTTGGCGCAAATAGTGAAATACCGAGATTGTATAATCAAATACACCAACATTATCTTCTTCGTCTGTATCAAACGTTACTTCCGGTTCACTTTGAAAATCGGCCAAAGTCTTTTTTTGATTTCGCTGCCAATTCCTACCATACGCGCCGCCACTATCGCAGAGCGCAACGCCAGTACATTCAGTCAACATCTCAAACAACATTTGTTCAACAGTTTTCATGGTTAGCCCCTTAATTCTGGTTTTTGCTTCTCGCCATACTCCACAAGTCCGGGCTGTAGATTGCGTGATTCAGTAGTACAAAGTGCAATTGCTTTGCATCTACGTTTTCGTTTTTACAGCCCGGCCTTACAAAGTAGGGCCAATCAGCAAAGAACGCAGAAAGATAGAATAGCCAAGATATAGATTTCTTTGGAAAAGCCAAGCTCCCGCATATATCGGGAAAGCGTTTGCTTTGCCTCTTGATAGTTGATCTTTCCTGTCCGGTACAAGCCGCAAAGAATATCTGCATACTCGGACAACAACAGTGAGGAGAGTGTTTTGTTTCTCATCTGATTAGCCCTTTCGTTTGAATTGCCCACAACGTAATTGGCCCATGCTTTGACCAATTTTACAAAAGAAAATTCTGTTTGGCGTTTGTCCCCGATATTGACAAGAAGAACAATTGGTACGACATGGTTTTTTCATCTGATTAGCCCTTAAAAGTGTGGCACTATTGCCACTATGTAAATCATATCACAAACATCGGCCAAAGTCAAGTAGTTTTTCTCAAATCCAAAATTTTTGAACATGCCTGACAAATTCCGTTCTGTATGAGCACTTTCGGCGCTTGTTCATCGGGAAAGAAACTTGACCGATTGTGTGTCTTACAAAAATATGGTCCTTCTATCATACCACGTTTGAACCGTTGATAGCCATATCGACAACGGCCCAAAGCGTAGTGCTTGTGATCTTCGTCAAACGGCAGACTGTCGGCCTTGCAAATACGGGGCATTTTGGGTAGGCGCGGATGTTTGGCCCGATACTGCATTTTGTCATACGTTTTACGGCAATAGCCCTGTGCATAGTGCCGATGTTCCAGACTGAACCTATAACTATCACCTTGACAAAAACCAATTTTTACTGTTTGCATTGTCTTTTCTCCCGTTGTGTTCTACCGTAACAATACGTGCACAGTTGGGTAATGCACCGATGTTTGTCATTGGTATTACTTGTTCGGCGAATGATTCGGGCACAGCGCCAACTGTGAAACGGATTTAAACAGCGACATTCTTGTCCTTGTACACATTTGTAATTACAGGTTTTTTGCATAGCGCCTCCAAAATAGTGTTGACATACCAGAATTTTACCGATATGATAGATTAAGCCCCTGCTTTACTGAATACGCTGTATCGGAGAGCAACCGATTAGAGCAGCGTAGGTTAGCCCGCAGGGGCTTTGTTCTATCATTGGAGAATATCTCACTACCTATATTGTACCACATTCACTGGCTAAAGTCAAGAACCTTATACGGAAATTCATAACTTAGATACCAGAAAACCTTCTTCTGCCTCTATTTCTTGTCAAGGAAACTGGCGTTTTTAGCGTCCAATAGGCTGTCACTATTTGTCACTATTAATTATACCACCCCCCCTATAGAGGGAGGGAAGTTTGGTATGGTATGTTGTGTTATCCTTTTACGTTATACCATACCATAATATCTTCTCTCCTATAGCTGTCTTTTTCTACTTTCAATAGTGTAATCAAAGACAATAACCATAAGTCCTTACACCATAAGCCTTGAACCGCCTCTATTTGCCTAAAAAACATAGAGCAAGTCTATGACAATGTAAAGGCGGCTTGATCTTGCATGGTTGTATTGGTTGTAATGATTGTGACGGCATGTTGCAAATTATCAACATTGGTGTTTACCAAACGCAACGTGAGGCGCAAGTCTGAGACACGCACGACTACCACATTCAATTCAAATTCACCCCGATTATAGGACTACATACAGACAGGCACTCGGTAAAACTATACCAGTTTCATAGTACATGCGCAAACACATAGATTATAGGACACAACTGCATTATTGCACTGATACTGCATGTTCTTGGCGCTTGATCGTATGCACAAACGTCCAGGCAAGCAAGATTTTATCGGACCCCCGGCGTACCACCCTTGCGTTATAGGACGCGGCGGCTCGACTACCCCGATTGAGACCTCCGCGACATACCAAAATCCAACTTTCCCCCTATAATCCATACAATCCTTACAACCAGAACTAAATTTTCAAAAAAGTTAGATAATTTGTGAACAAAATTGGTGGAAAATGGCGTTTTTGGGAGCAAGATGCTTGTTTTTTGCGGCTATGGATGTAGGAGGATATTCTGTGGAGGTGGTAGATGAACTGGTTGGTGGAACTTTTTCAGTTGTTGACGGCTTGGATTCCACGATTAAAGTTCATCCTGCCAAATGAGGAGGGAGTGAGGATCACCATAGGGAAAAAGGTGAAGGCGATTGGACCTGGATGGTGGTTTTACTGGCCGCTGGTGCATGATCTGTTGTGGTGTACGGTGGTCAGTCAGGTGGTGGATTTGATGCCACAGAGTTTGAAGACCAAGGATGGGAGAAATTTGACAATCTCGTTGACAATGCGGTATTCGATCCCCGATGCGAAGATGGCATTGTTGAATGTGCATTCGTATGACCAGGCGTTGCAGAACTTAACCAGGGGGGTGGCGGCGGAATATTTTAATGCACATACGTTGGAGGAGTGCCGGGATATTGCAGCGATGGCGGATCGGACAAAACAGGTGGTGCAGAAGGCCGCGCGGGGATGGGGGATCAAGATTGAGGAATTGTATGTGGATGAGATCACGGATGCACTGAGTATCAGGTTGATGTCAAGGGGGGAATCAGCGAAGGGAAGTTCAGATATTCAATTGTAACAAAGGTGGGAGAAAACAGAAATGCAAGTTATTGCTGAAGTTGGAAAGACAGTGGACATCACGTATCACGCTGCGAAACATGCAACCGGTCTGACTGATGTGAAGGCGAAAATTTATGACGAGACGCGGGCACTGGACCCGGTGAATTTCCCCGATGTGACCTTGACCGAGATCGGGGCGACGGGGATTTACTATGGTTCGTTCACACCCGATGTAGTTGGTACTTGGACAGTGACGGTGGACAGCGCCACAAAACCCGGTCCTGATGAGTTTACAATCCAGGTGGGCAACTATGATCTGGATTCTCTTGGTAGCACTTTGGATGAGGTAAAGACAGTTGTTGATGATCTGTCGGACCCTTCCGAATTGATATAACACCAGGGATTATAACTTTACAGACAAAGAAAAAGAAATAAACGGAGGAAAAAATGCAAGAGGTATTCCTTAGTGATAATGCTGGTAATCGGAGTGCTCCGACACCGGAATCAAGCGCTCCAAAAACGACACAGACTGCGCAGAAGTTGACTCAGGCAACAGCGGGCACTAATACTACGGCTACAGTGACAGCGGGACAACGATATAGGTTTACTGCGTACCTTACTGGTGGATTTTTGTTTGCCCTGGCAACAACAGCAACAGAAGGTAATATCCGTTGGGTTTGCCCGATTTATCACTCTATCGAGTTCACAATTCCAATTGGATATACCACATTACACTATACCACTGATGTCAACAATGGTGTTGGGTATCTGGTGGCGTTGGACAATTGATAACTTCAATTTTGGAGGCGATATGAAAAAAGGTCTTCAAGTTCGGGCTATATCAGAAGGAATTCACGGGCGCGGGATAGCTCTTTTTGTTGAAGAATTTGATGGAACAAATTTTTATACGGCAGACCCTTTGATAATGCAAAAACGAGAATATGAATTCTATAAACCAAGTCTTCCTACTTGTAATATTTCAGTTACATCGGCACAGCAATTGATAGATGATTTATGGCAAGCAGGTCTGCGGCCAAGTGAAGGAACGGGTTCAGCGGGACAATTGGCGGCAACACAAAAACATCTTGAAGATATGCGTTCATTGACCTTTAGTAAATTGAATGTTGAGAAACCTTGATGACTTCAACTTTGGGGTGTGCGATGCGATTTAACAAAGGTAATCGGTTTGTTAGTAGTGCAATAATTTCTGTGTTGATATTGGCACTGTTGTCCCTAATTCCCATTGCGGGGTATATTGCGTTGACGCGGCCTACACGACAGGAAATACCCACAGTTGTTTCTCCGATAGTATCACTTGAAGACCGGATTGAACAAGTTATTGATTCGGTCGTGCATGTTGCCAACGTTACTCAAGGATGGCAAGGATCGGGTCTGTTGATCTCTTCCGATATAGTTGTGACCGCCAGGCATGTGGCAGATGGCGGAAGTGATTTCACAGTGACATTGAATAATGGGACTAAGGTGAAATCTTGCCGGGCATTAACCAGTAAACGACATGATATTGGATTTCTGCAACTTGAAAAATCGGTAACAGGGGTCGAGTTTTCAGTCCGATTGGGAAGTATGGTTGATTGCCGATTGGGTCAGCAAGTTTTTGCACTTGGCAGTCCTTTTGGAGAAATGAATCGTAACTCTGTGACATTGGGAATAATTTCGAGGTTGAATTGTGATTTGGAAAAATTTGATTGTCCGAAGGATTATGGTTGGTCGGCAACTTTTCAAACAGATTGTCCGGCATACCCCGGAAATAGTGGTTGCCCTCTGTTTACTTTGGACGGTGTGGTTAGGGGAATTATCGTTGGTGGTTTTGACGACAATCTTGTTTATTGTGTGCCTGTTGATTTAATCGTCGGGCAAATCAGCACCGTTCAGTTGATGTTTCAAATGGATGTTTTTGAATTTGAACAGGGATTTGTGCCGACTGTGACACTTACAGAGGAGGAATATTGATGACCGGGCCAGGATGTCATAGAAAACACACCCCAATTGTTTCTGAGAAACAGCGGGCGTTATTTGGTGCAGTGGCTTCGGGGAAATCAACCAAAGCGGGCGGATTAAGTCGGGCAGAAGCCAAACGACATTTGGAAGAGTCCGAAGGAAAAAATTTGCCGGAATATCATCGGGCAGCAAGACGTGGATTGAAAAGAATGGCAGGAAGGTGACATTATGAATTTCAAAAGCAAAGTGGGTTATAAACGTTGGTTGGCATACGGCCACATGCACGGAGATTTTGCCAAGGTTCCTGGAAATCAACCTGTGTCCATAAAAGGCAAATCGCACGATGTTGAACACGAAAAGAAGGCGAAACGCGGTTTGAAACGAATGGCAAAACATGACTAAGGAAAATAAACAATTGATCGAACTCGGTAGCAAATCTCGCGCGGGACATTTGCTTTCGACTTATCTCAGAGCTATCGCCGATGAGAAAACCGAGTTGGCCGACGTGGTTATTTCTCCCGATAAAGTTGAACGCCGGTTGATTAGTAAGGCGGAGGCCATTGCCAGGGACATGTTCCGATTGGCCCTACCATTGGGACCAGGTGTAGAAGTTGGGCCGGAGAATGCAGTTGGTGAAAAGACCCGATTGGAATATCGCAAACTCATCCTTGAACGTATAGACGGTAAACCGGGAACAGAGGAACAAGAGGAGGAGCGAGATAGGATACCAGAAAAGATCAGCGAAATCAACAGGAAACGGGTAAATGCTCTGGCGCATGAAGTGATGGGGACGACAGAATGAAGTGTTGCACCAAGTGTGGGATTGAGAAATCTGAATCTGCGTTTAGTAAAAACGGTTATAAAGGAGGTCTTCATTCATGGTGCAAATCGTGTTGTAGTAAATACAATTCGCAAAAATTAAGAGAACGTAGATTGGTTGACCCGTTTTATGACTTTGCCAAAAATTTGAAAAAAAATTATGGCATGACTGTTGAAGAATACAATTCAAAGTTTGAAAAACAAAACGGATTGTGTGCGATATGTGGAGGAGTAAATAAAGACGGGCGAAATCTGTTTGTAGATCATAATCATCAGAATGGAAAAACACGAGATTTGCTCTGCCACAACTGCAACGCAGTTATTGGTTTGGCCGGAGAAGATGAAAAACGCCTGTTGCTTATATCCTTGTATTTAAGGAGACACAGGGATGATAGGTAGCGGTAGTATTGAATTACCTACTCTGCCAGAACCTTTTCCAAGCGGTAGGAAAATATGGGTGTGTCCAAAAACCGGGATTAAAATACCCAAACAACCTGATGAACATTTGGAATTTCGCCAGAAACTGTTAAAACGCGCCAGTAACGATCCAATACTTCAAAAGGACTTAATGGCTGTTTGCAAAGAAAGTTTACTGGCGTGGACCAATATTTTTGCATGGACCAGACATGAGTTTGAGACAGACCCCGATACTGGACAACAAATGCCGTCCATACAAACACACTGGCCGTTCAATACGTGGGATATTCAGGATGAAGCCCTGAATTGGATTGAGGAACGATTCAATCAAGGTGAGGATGGATTGTTTGACAAATCCCGCGAAATGGGGGCGTCGTGGATTTGCATAGTGTTCAACCATTGGCTCTGGTTGTTCCGTGAAGAAACGCAGATTCGTGAAATGTCGCGGGTGGAGGAATTGGTTGACAGCACTGCGACCGATTCCTTGTTTTACAAACACGATTATCTGAATACTTGGTTGCCCGATTGGATGTGCCCTCCCGGTGTTCTGGTCCGGGGAAAAGACAATCGGACGAATTTGAAAATTCACAATGAACTGAACGGTAGTTCGATTGTGGGTGCAGCAACATCCCGATTTGCAATGCGGGCCGGTCGGTGCGCCATTCTATTGCTCGATGAATTTGCGGCGGTGGAAAACGGAGAGGCAATTAGGGTTTCAACAACTTCGGTGACACCTTGCCGTATTGTGAATAGCACAACCATCGGGGCGGGTACGGTTTACGCCCGGTGGAAACAAAGTGGGCAAATCAAGGTGTTTGGGGGATTGAAGTTTTGGAATCATCCCGATAAGGGCAAAGGGCGGTTCGTTCTTCGGGATGAAGTGACAGGGCGACATGAAATATCTTCGCCCTACATGGAGAAAAAGAAACTCAGATCGTCGGTGAAAGAACTGGCCCAAGAGGAATATGGCGTTGATCTTCAGGCGGGTGATACGTTTTTCTCTTTGCCCGATATTGACAAACACATTGCCATATTTGCCAGAGAACCAAAAAGCAATTGGAACATCGAACTTAAACGGGGGATCGCAGATGACCAACTGCCGGAGATTATCCGACAACGAGACGGAAAAGTTGTTGCCGCCGCAAGTGTCAACAAAGGAAAGTTACATGTTTGGGTAGAACTTGTGGACGGAAGATTTGACCAAAGCAAAACTTATATCTTTGGGATTGATACGAGCAAGGGACAGGGGGCTTCTGAGTCAGTCATATCCGTTAAGTGTAAACAATCAGGCGAACTTGTTGCCAAATGGAATGATCGAAACACGCCTGAACATGAGTTCGCACGGATCATTGTGGCCCTATCTTTGTGGGTTGGGGGTTGCCGCCCTCAACGATTGCCTTTTCTCAAATGGGAAAACAATGGACCCGGTTGGAACATAGGACGGTTGTTGGTTAAGGAGTGGAAATATCCGTTTTACTATTGTTCAGAAGCGACCGGAATTGTGGGGGAGAGGAAATCAGACAAGTTTGGTTTTCACACCAGTCGGGAGGCCAAGGCATTATTGCTTCGGGCGTATGAACAGGCGTTGATGCAGGGACGGATTATCAATCACGATAAACAGAGTTTGGAACAGGCCAAGTATTACATTCACTATCCCGATGGGGGGATTGGGCCTGCGGAAGTACAGGATGCCAAGCAAGCGGAACGGTTGTTGCATGGAGATAGAGTCATGGCTGATGCCTTGACGGTGGATGATCGGGAAGTGGCAAAACCCAAGAACGAAGGGCCTAAAACACCTTGGAATAGTTGGCAAGGTCGGTTTGAACGGTGGAAAAAATCACAGAAGAAACAAACGACCTTTGAGAGGCCGTTTAATTTTGTGTCATAGAGGAGAGTGACATGACAGTTGAGTTCACTGCCAAGAAAATTTCAGAAGCCGCCAAGGAGGGCATTGATAGATTGTCAAACTATCGCGGTGCGCGGGCTATGTTCGTGCGCGATTATGTCGGCAATTATTTCAACAAACCCAAGGGCATGACGGGGCAGTACCCGATTAACTTGGTATTCTTGGCGATCCGGGCGCTGATTCCGAATCTGGTAATGAAACATGGTGTGAACAAAGTCACTACTGAAATTCTTGCTCACAAGGATTTTGCCGAACTGTTGGGTCTTGGTTTGGATGTCTCTCAGCGACAACGCAAACTCAAGAAGATTTTACGGGGCGGTCTTGTTGATATGTGTTTTGGAATGACCTGTTACAAGACTTCCATTTGGGCAGCGGGGGAACTCCTACCAGTTGGGAATGATGTTAATTGCGACCCCGGCCAGATTTACACCGATATGATTGACTTCGATGATTTGGTGTTGGATGCAACTTGTCGGTCCTTGAAAGAAGCGGTATTGATTGGACACGCAATTCGGACGCCAAGGGCACAATGTTTGGAGTACGGCCTGGATGAAGAATTGGTGATGAAATTGCCGTCCGCTGATTCGTTGCAGATTCAAGAGGGCAAGATTCAAAATTTATCAATGGATAACGGAACGGACAATACCACTGCCGATTTACAGGATTATGTCAACGTCGTGGAATTGTGGATTCCTGAAGCCAATGCGATTTGTTATGTTCCACATCCTTACCAGGCATCGTTTGATGATTTCCTGAAGGTCGGGGATTATTATGGTCCTTCCGATGGACCTTACACATTTGGTTCATTGACTCCGCCCGTTTCCGATAATCCATTGCCGGTGGCTCCGGTTGGTGTGTGGCGGGATTTGAACGAGATCGCCAATCGGATGTTCCGCAAGTTTATGGAACAGGGGGATCGGCAGAAGGACATTTTGCTTTACAAACCACAATTTGCAGATGAGGCAGAATCCATACGAACAGAGACGGATGGCAGTACACTTGCTTGTGAAGACCCATCAGCATTTCAAACTGTCTCATTCGGAGGACAGAATAAAGACAACGAGGCCATGATTAACCAACTTCGGACATGGTTTAACTATATCGCGGGCAATCCCGATCAGATGGCGGGATTGGGTTCGAGCGCTCGCACAGGTAAGGCCACTGAAGTTCAGTTGATGCAATCGAATGCTTCAGTAGTTACAGAGGATATGCGAGATATTATCGCCGATGTGAACTCGGATATTAGCAAAAAGGAATCGTGGTACATGATTCACGATCCTCTTATTAAAACCCCATTGTCCAAACGTGTGTCGGGTGGAAAGATGGTCCAAGTTTGGTTGACACCCGAACAACGTCAGGGAGATTGGGAGGAGTTTACTTTCAAGATCAAGAAACGTTCGATGCAGATTATGGAACCACATTTGAGAAGTCGGGCGATTATGGAGTTTTACACTAACGTGGTTCCGAGTGTGATGACATCAGCGCAGATTGCTATGCAGATTGGTGTACCGTTCAATGCGCCAAGGGCACTAATGCAGGCAGCGGAGGAGTTGGGTCTTGAGGACGTGATGGTGGAGATTTTTGAAGACCCGACATTTATTCAGAGAATGCAGTATTTTGCACAACAGGGACCAAAGGATTCGGGTAAGGGTTCGATGACAAACCCCAAGGCCATAATGCAACAGGGGGGATTTCCAATGATGCGGAACGTTATGTCCCCAATGCAACAGCAAAATCAATTTGCCCAGGCAACCGCAGCGGAAGGTCAAACGGCGTTTGGGGGGATGGGAGGATACTAATGGCAAAAGTTGATGAAGAAGGTTTGGTGAAAAAGACTAAGCGCAGGATGAAGGAATTACTTGGCGGTGAACGGACTTATTTACCTAAAGAAAGAAAACTTGTGGCAAAAGTGCCAGAGATTAAGGCCAAACCGATGAAAGAAATAACGGCCAAACCAGAACTGAAGACTCAGCGAACAGTTCAGGTTGAAAGTGGGCTGAAACAAGCGGGTTTGACTGAAAAAGAGATCGCCAGATTCCGGGGGAAGAAGTGATATGCCATGTTACTGTTTTTTTTGCCCCGATTGTTCAAAATCTGTAGAACTTGTGTTACATATCAGTGAGGTAAGTAACGAACATAAATGCGAATGTGGGGGCACATTGCGCCAAGACTATCGGGCAAAGAACATACATGATGTGGGAGATCGTCAATATCATACTCCGATTCATTCGGATGCTTTGGCGATTAACCCGGACCAGATTGAAGAACATCGGAGAGAGTTTCCAGACGTGAAGATTGACAATGAGGGTAGGCCGGTGTTTGAGACATACACACAACATGAAGCGTACCTAAAAAAGACCGGTTTCCAAAAATTGCCGCAAAAGAAAAAATTGACGCCAAGTTTCAGAAAGACGTATCCGATTCATGGTTCAACCACGTAAACCGAAGAAGGAACAAAAGGAGTGGACAATTACTGATTGGGAAAAATGGTTGTGGCCTTTGTTCTCGCGATTTATTCGACTTCGGGATTGTATTAAGACAACAGGTACGACGGATCGGGGGCGATGCGTTACATGCGGGCGACTTTACAAGTTTGAGAAATTACAAGCGGGCCATTTTGTACCTGGTCGCACGCGGGCGATTTTGTTTGATCCTCGATGCGTGAATGCTCAATGCTATCGTTGCAATGTGAAGTTGGACGGAGTGTGGCCCGCGTATTATCGGTGGATGCAGAAGAATTACAGCCAGGAAGTGATTGACGAATTGATAGACCTTTACGGGAAAGGTGCAGAACTTTCCCCTGATTGGTTCGTGCAAAGTTATCAATACTATGATTGGTGTGTGGCGGAAATGTCACGTACTGGTCAGTTGATTCAAGCATAGCAACGGGCAAAGTGTAATTGCCCCTTACCCTAAGCGAGAGGAGAGGAAATGCCAGGAAATCAAACCGGCACGGATATGCGCCAGGATCAGGGTGCATACGAAAAATCAGATGTAGTTGACAAGGTTGCTCAGACACTTGCCAAGTTTGGAGAGGTTGAAGATTCTACCCCGGAACCTGAGTCGGAACCAGCAAAGCCAGCCGTTTCTACCCCGGAACCTAAACCGGCAGAAAAGACTGACGTTACCCCGGAACCTGGACCAGTAGAACCGGCAGAACCCGCCGAACCAACAGAGCCAGAAGAACCTGAGAAACCTGCTATTCCCGATAATTACTATCGGGCAGCGATCCACCAAGGATGGAAACCAGAAGAACTCAGTGCGATGTATGAGTTAAATCCTGAAGGCACATTGCGGTTCTTGGAGAAGACCTATAATGATGTCAACAATTTGTCTCAGCAATTTGCACAATTGGGCCGTAAGGCCAGAGAAGTAGAAACAGCCAGAGTGCAACCGCAGCCACAACCTCAGCCGCAACCTCAAGGATTCGATGTTGAGAAATTCAAGAAGGCGTATGAGGACGATCCTGCGTCGGCTTTGGCGACTGCACTTCAACAATTGCAGACAGCGAGAGTGGAACCGCAGCCGCAACCGCAACCTGTTCAACAGCCAAACAAGAAAGATGAATGGAACGATCACTTGGCGGCAGTTGAACAGTTGAACACCTTCTTTGGCGCGGAGGATTTGAAACCGTTTGCGGAATATTACGGCGAGGCCAAGTCACTCAATTGGAGTGACCTGACTCCGGGCCAATATGCCAATCGACAGGCGGTTATCAATCGGGCCGACGAGATTCTGGCGGGCGCTGAATTGTTACAGAAGGAAATGAGTGTTCGAGAGGCCGTAGAGTTGGCCCACATGGAACTATCTGCTCCGATACTTCAACAGGTCGTAAGAGAAGATATTTTGAAGGCGGTGAAGAAGAAAGCCAGTGGTATCACGATGCGGCCAAGTAAATCGAAAACAAATGTGCCTGTTAAGACAGGCGGGAAGTTGAGTGATGCTCAAATTCTGGCAAATGCAGAAGCGCGTTTGGCGGATTTGAGAGGACGAGGGACTTAAGAGTCCCCGATAGAGGAGGGAGTATTAGATGGGAATTAAGCAAACTGAGCTTGCAGACATGATTATGCTCACGCTCAACGATTTGCCCAAACAGGTTTTTGAAGTGGCTTGGGACAATCAGGATTATGAGTTCT